TGGTGCATCTGATAGGACTCGAACCCATACCCCATCGCTTCGAAGGCGAGGACACTATCCATTATGCTACAGATGCCACTAATTAATCGGCACTAAAACAACACACCGTGGTTGTTTCAATAAATTATCCCACTCGGATTGTTCCCATCCAGCATCCTCAGCGGTCCAGTTTGTATCATGAACAATGCCCGACCACGTTGTTTCTGGAACATAAATCGCATTACCATCTGCACAATAAAGCGGACTATAGTCATTACCTTCACCGTCTTTTTGTATGATAACTTGAGCATCTGACGGAAATGAATGTAGTACATCTATTAGTTCTTTGACGGTCATCGTCATAATATAATCTTTCTCAATTAGGATCATCTCTATTATTTACAAAACTATCAAGAAGTATTGCCAATATTCCTATTATAAATCCTGCTAGAATTGCCTTTTCCATAATGGCTCCTTATAGACAATAACTGGTACGCCCGGAGGGATTTGAACCCCCGACCTAACGGGTAGAAACCGCTGGCTATGGTCCACTGAGCTACGGGCGCAAATGGCGCGCTGAACGGGTAACGATCCCGCTAATAACGGCTTGACAAGCCGCCGTGTTATCCTATTCACCACCAGCGCATATATCATTATTTCATTATACACTAATCTGATGCCATGTCAACCTGTTTTTTTGATGGAATTTCAATCAGTTGGATTGATTATCGTTTCTTCTTCCTCAATAGTCATCATGGTTCTGATGAATAGATTGGGATAAAATCTAATATACCTCTCGGCCTTTTCTCTTGTGTAGGTCACATTTAGAACAACTTTGCCAGGAGGCCATGCCAAAAGAGATGGTACCATAACCTTATAAATCTTCACTGTCAACGGTGAATTATCTATAGGTTCTTCGCGAGGTAATTCGGGGGCTGATTTCTTCTTGGGACTTTTCTTTTTCAATGTTGGTTCCTCGTCACTAACAATAATTTTCGGTAGTTCTTTTGTCTGATCAAACATATTATTTTCCTTATATTTTAGGCTATTCAAATTTTATTTTTTCTTTTTTTAGATGTTCAAGGTACCTAATATACATACCCTTTTCTCTTCCGTGTGCTTCTATTTCCCATGGCAAATCATAATAATGAATTTTGTGTTCGTGAATATATTGTTTTTTCCATTTCACGTTTGATGGTCCACGAATAACATCTTTTGTTTCACCAGATGCATATTGTTTGACGTGAACCAGTTCATGAGATAATGTTATCAATTGTGTTTTTTTTCTGATTTTGCTATTTATGCAAATTTTGAATTCTCTTGGAGATGTATTATCATCTGTCCACATACAATCGCCCATAATTTGCTTTCCAGTATCACCATCGATTATATTATCTATAAATTCTATAAAAATATTCAAGCGACTAGTAAGCTGATGCGACATAATAAGCGATGACATAAATTTGGCAGCATACTTGATTTCTTTTCGAGATATTACAGGACTATTTCCTCTGCAATAAACCTTCATCTTGGTTGAAACTCAGGTGGCATTTTTGGTAGCATTTCTGGTGATATTCCTGGCGGTAAACCTGGTGGTATTGTTGGTGTTTTGGGTTCAATACCAATATAGGCATCTTCTAAAATATCCAAAATACAAACTGTATTATCTGCCAGTATATTTGCCACTACCAAATCACCGGCAGTATTTGTTGAAATTATTTTATATGTGTTTTTTTCTTCTTTGACGACCTGCATTGCTGCCATCGTCATATTTCTGTTTCTCATTGATTGCATAAAATCGGCCGCCGGCATACATCTAATTGTTGAAATTCTTTCTTTGACGGATTCTCCTTCGGGAAATGGTTTATACATCTGTGCGTGTCCTGGAGCAGAAAAACTAACTATAGTTAGACCAAGAAGAAACATAATAGCAAAAGTTATTACAGCACTAACTAGGAAGAATAAGACGATCTGATAAAAAGATTTCATTTAGTTTGTCCTTATACTGCGCCGTATTTTTTATAAAGATTTGTGGTGCACAATGTTCCACTAATAATACCACTATTATTTGTGAAATGTCAAGGCCGTATAATTCGTTGGCCATCAAAGCATAAGCCGAAGATTGTATAAAATAATTTTCAATCCACTCTTCTTTTTTTTCTTTCCTGGAAGTTTTAAAATCAACAATTGACGGTTGATTACCCCAGGTACATATTAGATCGGCAGTGCCAGCACTTTTTAAATAATAGGAATATAAAGGATGTTCCACGCCCATTACACAAGTTACATTCAAATCAAGCTTCTTTTTTATTTCCTGAAAATCACTTAGATTATCAGGCATTATCTTTTTAAAAAAATCAGTTTCATTTTTTAAATATTTTTCACATAGTAAATGAAGACTTGTTCCTCTATTTCTTGCCTTGTTTGTTATGGTCGCCGCGGCCTTTTTGCCTATTTTTTCTCGCCATATCTTAAGATGCGTCTCTGGCTTATAATAGTCAGATAAGACGGTGGTGACTGATTTAAGAGCACTACCATCTGGTGTTATATAGTATCTTTTACCACCAATTGATTTTTTTGGCAGATTATGACGAGGTAACAACTGGAGGTTGAACATTTTTTCCTAATATTGTAATTCGTGACATGATATAATGAACTGTTTTACTAATTTTGATCTAACAATATCATCTTTATCAAAATCAACAACTTCAAATTCATCAATCGTTTTTATTACTTTCATAAATTTATTGACGCAACTTTCTTCTTTAACAAAGTCCGTTTGCTTTAAATCACCGCAACAAATTATTCTACAATTATTACCAAGTCTGGTAATGATTGAATATATTTCAATCCAGGACATATTCTGAATTTCGTCCACTATGACTAGACAATTTTCTAAATTTATGCCTCTGACAAAGGCAGTGGATTCAAATTCCACAAGGTGTTTTTGCTTCATCATCTCATATGCATCGGCTCTATTATAGAGCTTTTGAAAAATGCTATGATAAGGCATTTCATATATTCGAATTTTTTCTTTGATGCTGCCTGGTAAAAATCCCATGTCCCTTGATGGTACAGTGGATCGATATATTACAATTTTATCATATAGACCCTTTTCAAGTTCCTTTATGGATAGATAGATTGATATTAGAGATTTGCCGGTACCGGCGTAGCCATGTAGAAGAAGATTTTTGCCTGAATTAAATGCTTGAAACGTTTTTCTTTGATTTTGATTAAGTGGTATTATGTCTAAGAGTTGTAAATTATTGTAGACACCAAATTCGGAATTTCGAAGTGATCGGCGTTCTTTTTTTGATAGTCTGTGGGTGTTTTGCAAATGGCACCTCTTTTGTTAATTGTTAATTCTTCTTCTATCCACCAAAATCATTTATTTTGCTTTTGGGATTTTTCTTTTTTACCTCCTTTAATATTTCACGAAAATCTTTTGATGGCTTTAGACGTGTGGAAATGCCCGACACAATGGCCGGACAAGATATCTCTTGTACAATATTTGGATTTTTATTGAGATATTCTTCGCAAGCAGCAATAGAGACAAATTTGGTAAATTTTCTTCCTGATTTTTTATGTCGGAAATTATAAGTTGGCAAGATTGCTCTCTATTTCTTGAAGTACTTCTATATGAATTGTTCTAGTATTTAATCTTAATAATGTATTTGTAGGAATTGGATTAAAGGAAACTAATGGAAATTCTGCTCCAAGATTCATAAAATAATTAAACGGATGTTTTATCTTTTTTTTATCCATATTTAATTTTTTTCGTTGCTACTTAACTCATTTAAATCCAACGTCTTTAATGCAATCTTCATTTTTCTTAGTTGGCGCACATCCATTTTCTTCTTTGATTTTTTGTGTTCGTTTAGATTATCCCATTCATAATCTTCTTGATCAAAAAATCCTTTATACGCTTTTCGAGTTTTCGACATTTGGAGTTTCTTTCACCTTTCGTTTTCTTTTAGAGGGAGCCTTGGATTCATCTGCATCCGCAATTGGATCGATGAAATCAATATTAACGTCTGGCCAAGCGGCCTTTATTAATTGAGGAGTAATCGATTTGAATGGAAGTTTTTTGTCTTTGACAGCAATCATTAATTTTGCGTCATCTTTGTCTATAGTTTCCAACATTTGAATGAATAGGGCTTCTCGTCTATTTTGAGAAAGATTATTGTTTCCGCCTTGCACATAAATATAAAGTCTGCGAAGTTCGCTGTATAATCCGCCCTCAATATCGTGTTCTTTTGATGGTTTATATTGAATGGGTCCCTGAGGTAACAACCACTTTATTCGTTTATCGAATGCACCCATAACAATATCGACAACTGATTGTTTTCTGATTTGCCGAAGAACATTTATTTTGCCTTCTTCGGTCGGCTCAATCTCAACTTTGTTGAGTAGTTCATATATAGATTCTTGCATATTTATTCCTTAAAAATCATTAATATTTGTCATCAAATGTTTCAAGTTATTTTTAACAAAATAGTTAAATAACTTACTTTTAGATTTGCTGATTTGGCTCACATAACTATTTATGATTTTCATTATAACATCATCTGGTATACAGGTCAAGTCGATTAGTTGTTTGTTTCTCAAATAGTTGCGATTAATTTCATCAGAACAAATGGTCAAATTAAAATTTTCAATAAAAGATTTTGATATTGTCGGCGCTTTCTCGTGTTTATTCCTTGAAATAAGAAAATTGTCGCGAGATCGAACATTGGGTATGCCGTCGCCTTTGTCGCCTCTAATAATGTGCTCTTTTAGATACACATCAGCATTCTCTGAGGTTATCCATCGCTTTCTGGTAGGGTCATATTGTTTGACAGACGGATTTCCCAGTTGAATAAAATCTTTGTCGCCCGATAAGATCAAAATCTTTTCTGCATTACCAAAGGAATTTTCTGATATGTATTTAGTAAGAACCGCTATTATGTCATCCGCCTCAGCACGATTTATTTCAATATATTTATATGGAAAATTTTCGTCGATTTCTGCCTTGATCTTATTTAGCATCTCAAAGATAGCTGGCCAATTTAGAGAGGAGGCATTCCGGGCCTCGGCTCGTTTGGCTTTATAATAAGGAAATATCTCTCTTCTCCAGTATTGTTTGGAGTCGCAGCATATTATCAACTCGCCGTATTCTTTACTAAATTTCATTTTGTATGATCTGAGACACGTTAGAATAATATGCCGCGTAAGGTCTTCGTCTAATTTTAGTTTTTTTGGCTGAATGGCGATGATTGAATGCATGACTTGATTGAAGTCAACTAAAATGGGCATGATTACTTTATCACCTTTAGGATTATCATATCACCATTTATTCTGCCCTTGGCCACCCCTGGCTTGACCTTTAGGTTAAGGAACTGTTTATGAGCCGCGGCCTTGGTGGTTTTCATTAGACCATTGATAATCTCTGGCTTTCTTATGCGTTTTACCGTCGATAGCTTGGGGTCAAAACGCAGCACGGTTGTGCCCTTGATCGTTAGGGAACCGCCTCCTCCAGCTTCCAGATAGGTCAGTGTTCGATACTTGGTATTGAACAGCCAACAAGCGGTGGCCCCTATTATAGCCGT